TTTGTTTGGCGATTACGTAGTTAATTTCCTCCCCATTTTTAATAATGGGCTTTCGTAGACGGAATACCGCCTCATCTGCAAGAAGAGGACGGACATCCCCAATATCCCCAAGCATCATGTCCCAAGCCCTTGTAACGCCTTCTGGGGCGTTTTGGAGGGGTTTGGAGGGATTAGCAAAGGCCATCTTCCCATCGGCTGAAAAAGCCTTATAGCCTCCCAGTTCGAGCCTACGGACCAGCTCCCTGTTCTTTAGGACAAATAGATCGTCTGAAATCCTACGGATTTGAAAGTAAGCTGAGAGTTCCTCCGCTGTATCCATCTTTAGGATACCATCTGGAGTACGGATTCCGTTAATAAGATCTGCTGCCGAATAGACTACCTCATCGTGGTCTCCCTGCAACAGGATACGATCAAGCTTCTTTCTCTGGAAATAATTAAGTTTCTTTAAAGCCCCAGCATAAGAATCCTGAAAAAGGGTCCTCATTTGCTCTTGGGTAAACCCAATATTCCTAGCAGTAGATACAAGCCCTTTCTTCATCTGACTAATAATAGTAGATGGAGAATTGATAAAACGACTGGTATTTAAATCTAGCTGGGTAGCGGTAAGATTACCAAAGTCATCCTCGGTAAACTTAACGTAGAACTGTTCAGTAGTCTTGGTTTCTATAGTCTTGGTTTGAAGACGATCCACCAATCTAGCACGTTCTGCTTTGTTTTCAATTAATTTCTTAGTTAATTCTTTAACCCCGTCATCAAGAGGATCTTGAACACTTTTCTTAGCCTGATTGAGGCGTACAAGGATATCATTGCGCTCAAAATCAAGCTGCTCAATAGCCCGTAGATTAGCAATCTCCCGCTTCATGCGGATGATTCTAGTCTTAATATCTTTAATAGCCTCTTTATCGAGACCCTGGGCCAGAGCATCCTTTAGCTCAATATCGGTCAATCCAACAAGCTGCTGTTGGAGACGTTCTATTTGAGCACGGATTTTTGGAAGACTGCTAAGAACAGACTCTGTTTTAACAACGTCTACTTCCCACAGATGCCCGTCTGCCTCTTCTCGAATATGACGGGCTTTACCTGCAAAAGTATTAAGCTGTCGTTTAAGAGCAGCTTGCACCTCTTCTTCATCCCAGACCCTTCTTTGCATAATAGTATCGTCATGCAATGGGCGTAGGAGCTTTTCTTGTTTTGCTAAATCCTCGGCAATAATCCTCTGTACTTCCGCGGATACTCCTTCAGTAAGTCTAGGATCAATACCCTCTGAAGCAAATGGAGAAGAGGATGCAACCGCGTCATCAATTGTAGTAGACGCAGCCTTAGCTGCTTTTTCAGATTTCATGGCGTTAGCCACAATCTCAGCAGCCGAAATTTCCTTACCAGCGTCTCTTAGAAGCTTGGCGGGGGTTTGCCCAAATTTAAGCAGTCTAAGAATCTTAATAATAGGTAATGATAAAGTTACATCAAATGCATCATTTGCAATAGCAAACTTAACTTCGTTAATGTCCGATTCATTAATGTATGGGGCAAGACGCTCCAACATAAATGAAGGGTTGCTCGTTTCCTTAGCTAGCTCATCAATAATATTAATCCATTGACGAAACTGCTCGTCTTGAGCTAGGGTACGAAACTTTTTAACAGTCTCAGAATACTTAATGCCAAATCCAAGATCTTCTAGATTGCGGCCAGGGACAAGAGTACCAAGAGTATTCCAGATTGTAGGATCTGGGTTAATACCCAACTGCTCCATACGCATACGAGCCAATGCCCACATAGCATCTTGACGGGCTATTTCTTTTCGGAACCCATCTGGAAGAGCTGAGAGCTGCTCAAGGATTGTATCTACTAATTGCTCATACTCAGACTTGGCTTCAGGAGGTTTAATAACCTCATTTGCAGCCTCATCAAGGGTAGTAACTGGTTGCCCAATTTGCTGGTCAGCAGCCAAAATATCCAGTCTCTGCTCCATTAGACGAGCTTTATTGGTCTCAATAGTAGCTAGAATACTATTACGGACCTCTTCCTCGTCCATAGTCTTAAGCATATCCAGAGTTACATTAACGGCGTCAATATACCGTTTGTTATCTGGATTAAGCATAGCAAATCTTTGGGCAAGGTAATAATCCATTACCTCACTACCAGTACCCTTAGGAGTTGGACTAAGCACTTTTTCCAAGGCTTGGTCCACAGATTGGGTTTCTAGAATTTTATCTAGTTCATCCATTAAATTTATTTACCAAACCCGGCATTAATATAAAAGTCTTCTCCAAAACCTTTAAAACTTCTAGAAGGTGGAGGAGTAGCCGCAGGAGGTTTTCTTAATGAACTAAAAAGTCCGGATTCTGCAAGCTGAACTCCGGCGTCTAAAACACCAAAAATATTAGACGCTTGAGACGCGTACTTTCCAGCCCTTCTAGCGTAGTTATTTCTGAGTTGTTGATTTGCAATCTGGGTATCAAAATACCCCAAGTTAAACTTGCCTTGAGACCCAATCGAAGAGACAGCTCCTTGAACTCCTGAGGACATAAGGCCACCAGATTCAGAAGACCCGGCAGCAAGAGCTTGTGCTCTAGCTATACGCATTTGTCTAATAAGATCTCTACGCTGAACAGCTTGTGCCCGCTCGACCATACGGGCTTCCTCGGCTTCAACTTTAGCAGCGTATTTACGCGCTTTGCGTTTCTTGGAGCCGCCAAATAGTCCGGCAATTCCCCCAAGTACAGCACCAACTGCCATGCCGACTGGGCCGAAGGCAGCTCCTATCTTTGCTCCTGATGCTACCCCGGCGGCAGCGCCGCCAATTTCATCCATTGCCATATTAAGGACTCAATCTATCGTAGAGGATTTGCCACCCGGCTAACCAAGAATCCTTACCGGTTCCTGCCTTAAACTTAAGGTGTAAGCTTCTGCCAGTACCTCGGACCTTATTCTTAGTTACAACCATTGGCTGACCATCATCAAATTTATCGGTATTGGGATTATTAGGAACATACAGCCTAGAGTGCCTATATACCTCTTGTTCTGCCCCCCATTTACCAGCAGACGATAAATCCGCCCAATCCCATCGTGCCTGCATTTTAGTTGAGGATTCTCGAACAGGAGTATACTGATCCCCGTTTACCGTATAACCTTCTTCAGTCTTATTAGAGAACACGTAGATATACGGGGCATACTTTCTAGCAGCCGAATCTCCTACTGTATCGTATCCGGTTACAAGGTAACATTCTGGCTCAGTAACACCAAAGTCTTGATAGGTAGTAAAATTTCGTGCTTCTGCGATTACTAGTGTGGCACTAGAATCGGTAAAACAAACGTATTTAATTTTTCTGGTTCCCAATCCATATTTAGTAACAAATATGGACCCAACGTATCCAGTACTAGTGCTATATCCAAAACCGTATTTAGTAAATGCGGATAACCTAACATCAAACAACAAGGCTTTATTGTAAGAATAATTGGTAAGAGCTACCCCATTATTATTGGAATAAAGCCAAATTATTTTTTTATTTAGATCATCAAATACCCCTTGGCAGACAAGTTTGGCTGCTTGAGGGATTTCATTATATAAAGTATTGATGGTATCTTGAGAAATATTTTGTGCAACCAAAAATCCAGAGTTTGGGTCTTGGACAATTGCGTAAATATCCGTAAGCCCCCAATACACTGGAGAATTATCCGCCATTACAATAGCCCCGGGGGAAACTGTGCCACTATCAGTTATTTTACGGACGGAGTAACTGGTAGCAGTAAAATATCCATCCGCCCCGGGGCCAATCTGCCAAACTCCGTTAGAAGCAAATACAAGAAGACTAGCACCATACGCCATAATGCGGACAACATTAGCCGCTTCTGGGATGACAATTACCCCACCATCAGACGGAACAATGTCTGAAATACGCTCATCGGTAGGATCAGCTACTTGGTAGCATTTGCCATACTGGGCTTCCGACTCAATGATTTGAGTAAAATAAATTTTAGTACTGAGTTTTGGAGTTTCAGCACCTGCGTACCAAACTCTTCCAGCAAAAAACGCTACCGTTTTAAATCTAGTTCCAGCAGCCTCACCAGTTGGGTTTGATTGCTGAGAGGTAGTTACGGTACCAAGAGCAGCGTACTGAGCAGCCCATGAATCAAAATCAGGTACAAATGTAACTGAAATCTGGAATGTATTGGATGTTACCGACGATACCGTGTATGTGCCGTCGAAAGAATAGAGAGGTACATAGAAATCTGGGAATCCGCCTGTACCGTAGATAGAGAAATAGTAGGCTTGGGTTCCTGAGATTTGGACTGTGTTTCCGTTGGAGAGTCCGTGGTTACCGGAGGTGGTGACTGTAATTGTTTGAGTTCCTGGTGTGGTTCCAGAAATAGTCCAAGTGGAAATGGCATAATTGGTTGTAGGTCCAGAAATTGGAACAGAAGTAGTATCAAATGGATCTCGAATAAAATGCCCTTGAGGGGCACTAGCATCTTGAAAAAGCTCAGCTACAAGTTTAGCTGGGCTAAATTGCCTAACTCCGTCTTTATGGTAGACTGCATTTTGCGTAGCTCCAGAACCGTAAACAGCTAGTGGTCTTTCTAGCCCAAGCCAAGGAATCATAGCCTTAGAAGGTTGCTTGCCTTGACTAGTCTGAAAGGCACTTATTTGAGCATCTGTCCATCCTCTGTTTTTAAGATTATACGTATGAGACGGGATTGCTGAAGAAGGTTGAGCAGAATTACTATACCCATCATCAACCCCTTCAAAATCACGCTCTTCTACCTTAATAGTAGTAACCGTAAAAGTATTTGTATCTGGAGTGTACTTAATCCAGAACGGGGTTATGTACCTGTGAGTAACAAATAAATGCCCTAGTCCATATGCACAATCTACAGGAGACTGGGCTACGTTAGTATTTGTGGCCCCTAAAATCTTATACAGACGCAGGTCAATTGATGTATTTGATTTATTGGTACTTACAACATTGGTATCTTTATAAATATGTAGGTAAAATCCTACTTGAACTACAATAAAGTTTAGGGTAGGATCTCCGGCTACATTTTCCCAATCAAAAGATCTTACAGCATTTCCAATCGCATACCCATAGCCAAGAGTATAATTAGAGCCATCAGCCTCAAGAGCCAGTCCAAGCCTACGGCGACGACTGCCGTTAATGAGGAGAGAATAGTTTTCTTCGTCAGATGAAAACCCATCAGGAAAGTTAATAAGAGAAGCCTCAGTATTGAGGCCCCTTGCAAAATTAATATAAGCTTTCTGTGTGTTAGGCAACGTTAGAACGCTTAGTGTGAGTTTTGTCTTCGGCTTCGTCCCACAAGTCATTCAATACCTTATTAAGGTACGCCTGAGCAAGCGGGCGCTTGGTAAATCTATGGTTTTGAAGTTTACTAGGCAATTCCCCTGGACGATTGTCAGCAAAGACAATCTCGTACAAGGACGGATTAGCTGCCCAACTTTGAATTTTAAACACTCGTCCAGTTGGACCTGTGTTCTGAGAGATACTGGTTTCTCGAATATTAGGGTCGATATTTGCCATTGGTCTTATTTCCTAGCGTAATTAGGGCCTGAGTCTGTAGCACGTTTAACGCGCCATTTATTCCGTTGAGCACGAATCCTAAACCTGCGTTCAGACTGTTCGGCTTTTGGGTTGATTTGCATTTTGTGATTTGCAATACAACGAGTCAGTGCTTGAGTATAAAGATTATTAAATAAATTTTCCGGGAGGTCTGGAATAAAAGTATCGCTAAGAGTAAATGTAGGTCTAAACTCTACCTCACACATACTCTTAGAAGATTGAAGAGTAGAGTCTAAAGACGATTTATAAGAATCAAAAATAATGTACTCATCATCAAAACTGGTCCAATAAGTAGGATGATGAGTTTTACCAACAATCAATGGAATATTAGAATCGTATTGAACAACTTGATAATTAACCGTATCCGTAGAAGGACGGGAATTAACCAGAGTTACAAAATCACTAGGAATCATATAGTGCATAGTGGAATATGCTTTATTTCCAGAAACACTATTCCTAGTATCGTACTTTACCCATTTAACTGAGCTAACGTTTTCCGGAATTCGCATATGGGTTGGCTTGGAAGTATTACCAAGCCCTTCCAGACTAACCAATTTACGGTTAGTAGGAAGATCCATTTCGTCGATGAGTTCAAAATAAACCTGGCGCAGCACTTCCGCTACGCTGGTAGCTTCGATAGTATCTGAAATTGAATTGACCGAGTCTGATCCCATCTCCGATAGGATGCCCTGGGTCATGTCCAGAACTGTTCGTTTAGCCATTATAATCCTTAAAGATAGAGGGGGATTTCTCCCCCTCCATCTTAGTTAGTCATGATTAAACGGGGGTAGCGTCCGTATAATTAACGATCACTCGCAAGCGCCCCGCCGACGTAATAGTCGGGCTAGTGCCTCCAAGCGTCACGTTAATCGTCTGGTCCGCCGCAAGCGGCGTGTTAGCCGCCAACGTGCCCGCAGGCGTAATCGCATAAGTGCCCACAGCCTCGGCCTGAGCCTCGGAAATCTGAGCAAAGCGATTAGTACCTTCCGAGCCCTGCACACCGACGTTAATGACCGGAGAGGTGCCTCCGAGGTTAAATACCTCGGTAACCTCCACAGTCACGTTACGAACGATAATACCGGCCTTAACTGCCCCAGTGGGGCCAGTATACGTAGTACCACTGAAATCGGCACCGCGCAAATCAAACACAAGGACTTTTTCAAATCCCGTTTCGCTAGCTACGGCTCCAAAACCAGCCTCTTCCCCAGTTCGCCGCGTACCATAGTGGACGCGAAGACCATCAGGATTATTCCAAATAGTACCCATGTTGTTATCCTCCTTTAAGCAACAATATCAGTGTCGCTGAGGACAACCACGAGGTTCTCCGGACGATACACTTTCAGACCATAACGCGCGGTCGTAAGATACTCCTCGCGCTGGTAGTCCTTGTTGTAATCCGTATCAACCTTGGGCATCTGCCGCCATGCACCCATGAACGGAAGCAGGTCCTTACCTGCAGCCGCCATAAAGATGTTAGCAACACCCGCCGCGGTAGTACGAGATTCCATAGTCTCGTTCTGACCAGTGGCTAGGTAGTTGCTGGTATAGATATCGAAGCCGTAAATGTTCTTGATAAACCGACGGCCCGACGCAATACCAGACGTAATGATACCCTCCCACATTGGATTATTAGACACGTTGGTCAAGTTTGTGATCGTGTTGATTGTATACTCAACCGAGGGGTCAACAATCGCAATAAGATTAGTATCGGGCATGTTAGCCTTCTTCAGACTATGCAGCGCCCTGGCAAAATCCACAACGGACATAGCCTCTGCCGTACCCTGGGCAACCCAGCGATGGGCAGCACCATTGATAGAGTTCAGAGAGTTAGCCGTCTGACCACCAGGCGCACCGGCCGCAGCGAGCGCGAGAATCTTAGTTTCAAGATTCTCCATAAGAGCGCGAGCCTGCTTAGGAACGAAGCTCGACACAAGCTGGTTCATGTAAAACATGTCCTGCTTGGCCTTCTCCGTAATGTAAGTACCCGACTGCACGTAGTCCGTGATGGTAAACGTGAAGTTACCGGTATCCAATGCGTCATAAACTGCCGCAGTGTTTTCGGTATAATCACGAACCGGCAACTCGCCAATACTCGGGATATTGAACGTGTCGCCATCAGGGAACTCCGTAAGCCAATTGACCCACTGCTGGGCCATCAGCTCGTCGAGGACTACTTCCTTAAGCTGCTGGCTCCAGACATTTGCACGACGCAATTGCGCCGTGTTAACTGAAGTCATAGACATTTAAGTAGTATCCTTTAGAGTTTAAGTAGTGAAAAACGAATCACCAAGAGCCTGCATATCTTTGTGCATCTGCACCTGAAGTCGAGCGTCCTGAACAAATTTAAGGATACCCATTTCCTTCTTCAGCTTATTGTAATAAGCCTCATTACGGATTTCGGGACCCGGGTTATTTGAATTAGGACGATTTGACTGGTTATACATGCTCCCAGAATTCGTCTGATTAGGGGTAACTCCAAGCATATTCAAAAACGCAGTAGGACTCTTCGTAGCAACTTTGTACAGGTCCGTGACTTCCATGCCAAGTTCCTGTGCTTTCTGTTTCACGTAAGCCGGAGCATCGCTGCCCAGAGCCTTAATGAGAGCAGAATCTGCCTGACGAATGTTTGCCTGCGCTAGATCATGCTGCTTGGACGATTCGATCAACTTTACCACATCTTCTGCTGAGAGTCCGGCAGCGGGAGTCTGGGCCGGTGCCTGGGGGGTTCCCTGCGATCCGTACTGGTTAACGGAATTAGGATTCTGTGGATTGATTCGATCAAGGATCGAAGCTTTGACTTTAAGGGAATCTACTTCCTGAGCTAAACGTTGGGCCAGTTCTACTGCTTCTCTCTTTTCCTCAAGAAGCTTTTGAATAAACTGATCCGACTCCATCTTACCTCGAGCTAGGGCTTCCTGCGAGTCGAACTTCTTTCCGGGACCGACAAGCTGTTCGAACACCCCAGTTGTCACTGGAGGAGTTCCGCTATTGTCGGCGGGAGGGGTCGTTGTATCAGCGGTCATAGTTAATTCCTACAATTGGTCTAAGTAATTTTAGAATAAAATCCAGCTCTTCTTGCTGGCCGTTTCTATGAGCCAACTTGTATTGCCAAGCTGGAGTGTCATAGTCTTGAAACTTGTTTGTTCTATCTTGTCTTGGTTCTAGTAGTTTAATTAAAACCTCAGCAAATGCACCTGAAACTCTAAGTAACTGTTCTCTACGTTCTCGGTCTTCTTGGGTCTTACAATCTTGAAACCAATTACTGGGTATCTTCAATAGGTTCTCCTTCAGGTGGCGGATCTTCAACTGGAGTCATTCCAGCTACTTGTAGATGTTCTTGAGCTTCCATCTGAAGTTGGGCTGTTTCTAGCTGTTCTCCAATACGAACATTTGGCTGGAATACGTCATATTTGGATAGCCCAAGGTTTTCTTCCGCAATTTCTGCAAGCCGTTTTGCAGATAGATGATTACGAATTTCTGGATCTTGGTAGATACCAGAAGCCGTAAGAGACGCCAGATTTTGAATCATTTGGTTACGTCCAGCAAAGTGCCTGGCTCCCATAGCAACAAGACGACCCCGAGCCATGAGATCTTCCGGAGTAATCTTGAGGAATTCCTCTACCCCGGTATCTTCTTGGACTACCTTAACTACTTCTTCAAGGTTAAGATTACGTCGTGCTGACTCCAACATGGAGTTCATTAATGGTTCCAGAAACCATTTTTCAAAATAAGAAATCTTGGACTGGAAAATTCGGCTAGAAGCATTTTCAAGAGTCTGTACTTCAAAAGCCGTTTTTTCTCCTGGAGTACGAATACCCATTGCTTGGCGGGGAGCACCAGCCATAGCTTCCATTGTATTTTCTAGTTCGTTAATTTGAATATCCGCATTAAGAGCGGTGGTATCCGGGCGGAGGAACTCTACATCCGCGTCCGTATCCATAAAGATACGTTCCCCTGGGGCATAGTTCCAATCTTCTACGTATCCACGTTGCTTGACTACCGGGTAGGCGATCATATCAAACACGTCTGCCTTGAGGTTTTCAAGATGATTAATGCGATACTGAAGTCCTACCAAATTATCAAGAGGACCCATAGCCATTAGATTATCTGGACGTACCCTCCATCCACAATGTTCTTTGGAAGAACGTCCAAAGAAAGATTTAGCCGGGGCTTCTCGAACAACGTAAGCACGGTCGATAATCGTAACTACAACATTCTGTTTCAACGTCTGAGTGGAGGAATCGTAAAGATCTCCCTCAAATTCCAGAACTTCAACTGAGTCAGAGCAGTAATACTCATACAGAGTATTAAACCCATCTGCTGTAAGAGCTTGGGATTTATCCATATCCGCTTTTCTAATAGCGGAACGCCCTGCTTCAATAACAGTAGCCCGGTTATTACGAATACGGGCAAGAATGTCATTGCTTACTTGCTTCCACTCTGGACGAGTAGCTCGAAGCTTTTCCAATTGCCCAAATGAAAGAATAGTACGGGTAATCTTTGGAGCTTCTTTAAAAGATGGAGCAGTAATATCAAAAACAATATCAAGTGGACTGATACGAATAAGCTTAGGCCCACTGTATACCTGAAGAGTAATGCCCTCAACTGGTTGGGCTACTTCATTAACATACTCAACGTCAGCAAAACAATTACCGTAATCAATATAATCAAGAACAAGCCGAGATACAGTCTCTTCAAATCCTGAGTTTGAAAATACGTGAGACATGTACGCTTCAATCGCTCGACGCTTGTCTTTATTGACTGACTCATTATCCGCCCCTTCCCACTTAAACCAAGAGGGACTGGGAAATAACGCTGCCATGTAGTTTGCGTGAAGGTTATCACGGATCTGACAAAGCTTTGGGCGTACTGTTTTATTTTTCCAAGGAAGACTTGCATTTGTAGTAGACCTTGTATCAGTTGCAAAAATAAAATTCCGAACTTCAGCCCACTCTTGTTCTTTTCTTGAACGAGCTGATTTCCAAGTGGTGTAATAATTTGAGATTTGGATAGCCAAAGAATCTGGCTTAATTACCAAATCGAGGTCTAAAGTTTTTGGACGAGACACGAGATTAAATACCTACCCCGCCAAAGCGAGAATTAAATGCTGGGATTGTACGTTCAACAGTTGAACGCATAGATCGTGGTGGAACAATACCAATAACCGCGCTTGCTAGAGCGTCTTTAATATCATCGTGTGGGGGGAATTGCATCTTAAGTTCTTCTTCCAGCAATTGACAGTTACCGCCTTTGTAATGCCAGATAGTCTGGTTATCATATCGTGGTTGAAGAGTAGCTGCAATTCTCTCTTCTTTGGAACCTTCCATCCTTGTTGGTTTATATTCCTCAATAGCCAAAGCAAGTCCTGAAGGACGAATATATTGATCCCTAAGTTCTCGGACTACTGCAACCTGAGCAGCAGTAGATTCAATCTTGATTTTTTTCAAAGACCATTTAAGAGTAAGATCCCTGATGTGTTCAAACATTTCAGAGATCCTGTCTGTCTTGAATCTATCAATATCCAAGACATAAATAAATCCATTTGGGTCTACACCAATAACACAAATTACGGTGTAGTCAGCTTTCTTTCCAAGAGAAAACGCCAAGTCCATTGCAGCGTAAATGTTGATTGGGTTTCCTCGAACAAACCATTTACCTTGGTTAAGATTAACCTGTGATTTGTCGTAGTATTGGAATTTACTTGAGTCGATTAAACCTTCGTCGTACTTGTTAGGATTATTGTAGTACTGAGCGTAAAATTGGTTTTTATCTAGATATTGAGCCTTTTTTCTTGCAAGGATTTGTTGATTAAACCCAAACCACTTGCCATCATATCTCTGCATTCTAGGCCAGAGATATTCCCCAGACCCATCCCCATTTGATTCTACTTCTCGAAGGAATACTTCGTAGACCGGAGTAGAAGATTGAAGAGAACCGTCTTCGTTGTACAGTTCCTCTTCCATTTCCATCATATCGTTGTATAAGTCAAGGGGATGGTACCTAGTTCCAACCACCCACTCTTCAGCATCCCCAGCTTCAATGGAAGCTAAAAGCGAATATTGGGATTTTACTTTTTCTCTACCTTCTTCCGTGTAAGCATTTTCAGCAACTACTACGTCATCAAGAATTGCCACATCACAGTGCATACCAGTGACTGTGGTAGTCAAACCTGCTGTAAAAATCGTAGGGTCTCTAACTCCCTCTTCCTTGCGTTTGGGATGATCTACGGAGATTTCACTTGAAGTCCATTTCTCCCTCTTACCCTCATCCGGATGTACCATTTCTGGCCAGTACCTACGGTAGATCTTGGAAGTGAGAATATCTTTAATCATCTTCAATTGCTTTTCGGCTAGGTTAGCCGTAGAGCTAATATACAGGATACGTACTGCTGGATCTCTTGTAATCCTCCAAGCTGCCCTATAAGCTATAAGGGCTGACTTAGCATGATCTCTAGGAACAAGAACAAGCTGGTGTTTTTTGGCTTCCTGCCTTGTCCACCAGTTTATGATCTCTTCGTGGAAAGGAGCTATAACCCTATGGGGAGCTACCAGCTTGATAAAAGCCAGAAGATCATTTTCCGCTACTTCCCGAATTGTATTCGGGTTATTAGCCACCAGCACTAATACCTATACGTTCTGCGTCTTCCTGAAGAAGCTTGGCTTGATTAGCCTCTTCCACAAGCTTCTGGGCTATATCCTTCTTGGACGGACGACCTTTGTGGTCTTTTTCAATATATCCCTTCTCAGCTAACCACTTAGCTGCTTGAAGAGAAGACTTATCCCCTGAATTGGCAATATTGCGGATAATCCTAACTGCTTCTGCCTTGAGCTTAGACTGGAGACTATCCCTCCATTCCGGAAGAACGTCCTGCATGAACTTAGCTTCTCGGAGAATCTTCCAGTGACGGAAAGACCCAAATACCTCCTCTGCAAACCTGTACTCGGTAGGGTCCATAATCCTCATGTACTCATCCCTGAGAGCTGGAACGGTATGATCCGGGAACTTATCGTAGAAAACATGGTTAGGCGGAAGTTTATGGGGAAACTCCCTCAAAGTCCATACCGGAACATAAACTTCTGGATCTAGAGATTCGTACTTGTAGGTCTCAATAAACAAGGATTCTGTACGGAATCTATTTCTAATATCTTTGTAAGGTTTAGTATTTGGTACCATATTTATATATATTTAGTTAATATTTAGCCCTTTTCCCCGGTGACCCATCTCCCTCTTTCGGCGTCCTGCGCCGTGTCAAGGATAGAGTCAAACATCCAAACAGGATGTGGGTACTCAGTATTCCCCGCAGCTACTTAAAGCTGTAGTGCCCACCATAAGGTCACCGGACCAAGTTGTCAGTGGCTCGACAGAGCTTGGGTTTTCTATATCCTTAGACCATACAAACAGGTAAAAAGTTCCCTACTTTTGAAAAAAAATATAAAAATAGGGATTTTCCCCCGGAAAATTTTAAGGGTAGTTTCCCCCCGTAATGCCAGTCCCAGTCCCCCCTTCCCCCGTATCCCTTTGATTGTAAACAATTTTCAGTATCACGTGCTACCGATGACAAGTGTAAATGAGAAAAGTTCCCAATTGGGAATTAATTTTATTTGGGTTTTCCACTAGTGCTAGCAAACTCGACCACGTTAACCTAGTTAACACTGTGATTCTAAACAATATTCCTTCCTGCCGGACTACTGCTAGCGCTATATCGCGTTATAAAGCCGTTATAGCGGATTTAGACGTTACCGCTACTACCCTAGCGGCCTAACCCTATAATCCGCCCATATGCCATCCTAGAGCCTGTCCGCCTAGTGGTCACCGAACATCGTCGTGTTAACGCTACTTGCATTCTACTCCCGACTAGGTTAGACTATGCATACTAGATGCCAGTCATCTAGGGTTGTTTCACAATTTAACCGGACTACCCTGAGTTAACTAGGTTAACTTGGCAAGTAGTCCATTACTCGGAGGTTAATACCATGTCGATTGTTCTGAATGAGACACAGGTTACTCTGTGTCAGAATCTGGCCGATTCCACTGTCAATGCACTGTGGGGGAAGAATGGCATTGTGGAACTTGACCAGCAGTTGATGACCAAGCGGCAGGGCGTCGCGTCTAACCTGACGGCCCTTTACCGTGAGGCGGAGACTGGGAAGGATGTCGATGCGAGGCTCGAATTGTTCGCCCGACTCTGCGAATGCTTTGAGGCCGCGTGCATCCAGATCGACGCGGATCAGAACAAGGGGAACAAGCGTACCGTCTTCGAAATCTATCCGTCTTGGCGGGTCATGAAATCGGAAATGAAGGCCGCCCTCAAGGCCGGGATTCCTTCCAAGACTCCGCAGGGGAAGAATTTCACCTACGGCCAGATCAAGGATGCACGGAAGAAACTGACCGGACCGAAGGGCGCCAATGCTGCGCGCGGCAGCAATTCGTCGGCACCGAAGGTTGAAGTTACCCCTGCCCTTGCGGCGGCTCTGCTCAGCGTTCAGGAATACATTGTGACTCTGGACGCTGCCAAGCAGACCGAATTTGCCGAATACCTGACATCGGCAATCGCTCGCCACAAGGCTGCGCTAGAGGCTCAGCCCAATGCCAATCATGCCGATATCACGGCACCTGCTCAGAAGGTGCGCCGGCAGAAGGCGAAGGCTGCTTAGTCCACCTAATACCCGGGCCTATTCGGCCCGGGTTTTTTTTCGTCTATTGTTTTTATACCCGTTAGCCCTTGTTAACTATGTTAACGGGAGATGTTAACGGAAATTGCAAAGTGAATGGAATTGTGTCATAATATACGTACAAACTGAGGAATCGGTTAAGGGAATCGGTTAAGGGGATGGCCGTTAACTTTGTTAACATCTGGAGTTAAACATGCTGAAGCATCAGTACTGGGTACCGCGACACATGCAAGCATATGGCGAGGCTTTCCACTATCGCACGTTGCGCGATCAGTACATCCGCATGGCGCGCGTAAAAAATCATGAACCGAAGCGGCTCGCCGTCTGGAACGAGTCTCATCGGTTTCGGCTGAATCAGGAACTGCGCCAGTCGATTGAAACCGCACGGTTCTACCATCGTGAGTACATGCGGCTTCTGCGGACCGCTAAGGAACTGTACCTGTAGGAGGTGACGAATGAAAACCCCGAGGGATATTCTCGAAGCACGGCGAGTAACTCGTATCGTGACCAAGCATCTGCTGAAACAGAACAAGCGATCAGTGCTACCCGACCGGTGTGCTTACCGTGGCGCGGACGGGACTAAGTGTGCGGTCGGCTGCCTCATTCCCGACACCGCATACAGGAAGAGTTTTGAGGGACACTCCGTGGAACACGACGGCGTGAAACAAGCATTGATCGCGGGAGGTATCAACATGCACTCGCTGGTGTGCGAGACTTTGTACATCTTGCAGCGGATCCACGACATGACCCTGCCAGAGTACTGGCCCAAGCTACTGGCAGACGTGAAGGCGGCTCTGTACTTATCCCCCAGCAAGGTGTCCAGGGCGCTGCGCGCCGTCTATGACGGCGAGTATATGAAGCGTGCAATTAAGGAATCACGGTGCTAGTCGCATGACCAAAAGACTAATCACTGAACGGGACTGGCCTAACGTACGTCTACGCAGGCAGTTAGCAGATGGGAGCGGGCATATCCCACGGCAGAAACCGCTACCTTTTCATATCCAAACTCACAGAATCAGGAGGGGTGTATCAGAATATACCAAGATGATGCGACGTATTGACAAGGCTAAGGGGCGCAAGCCTAAACAGCGCGTTAACCTTGTTATCGAGGGGCTGTTCAAGTTCTACACAACCAAGTAATGAGGTACATATGCAAACGTTTCTCCCATATCCTGATTTCGATGAATCGGCCCGTGCACTGGACACAAAGCGGCTCGTCAAGCAACGGGTAGAGTGTGGGCAAATCCATTCCTCACTTGTTACCCCAGGTTATGGGTGGCAGAATCACCCAGCCGTGCGCATGTGGCACAACCACGAGTACCAATTAGTGCAGTATGCTCTTGCTATCTGCCGTGAGTGTGATAGACGTGGGATATTCGACCATGTCAATGCACACGGCAAGTTCTACGCACTAGCCAAAGAGTACCTGATTAAGCCTGAGGATGAGATCGGTTTCGATCTGTCTTTGCCGTGGTGGTTCGGAGATTCCAGATTCCACGAATCTCACAAGTCAAACCTGCTACGCAAAGACCCGGTATTCTACGGTAAGTACGGCTGGACCTGTGGTCCTGATCTGCCGTACTGGTGGCCCACTCAACAGGTAAATATGAACTGGTACAAGGTAAGTGGGAGGACAAATGCGTAACGCGATCAGGTGTACGTTCTGTGGGGCGGTTATTGAGTCCAAGCACAGGCACGATTACCAGTTACATACTTGCCAAAAGATGCAGGAAGACTGGGAGCGACGAGAAGGACTAGACCGTGCCATCATTGCAGTAGATGGTGGCAAGGATTACAAACGCAGAGTGTTTTCTCATCCGTCTTACTTCGAGGAGGTTGAATAGAATGGATAATCACGAACTTGATGTAGTTAAAGGCATCGCAATTGCTCTACTCTTGGGTGCCTGTTTCTGGGTGCTGGTGCTTGGAGTCATTATTTACTTGTGGTGAGTACCATCATGCAAGTTAAACTCAGTCCGTGGATTACTCATACTTACGGGAAGGAACGCATTAAGTTCCTTATCCAGAAGTTCCTTTGGCTCAAGTGGTGGCGGATATGGGATTAAAAAAGAAAGGTCGTCCATCTACAGGTAAATGGACCGCCGAATATAGGCGGGAGTACATGCGCAAGTACAGACAAAAACAGGAGGTTAAAGACTACCAACGTAAGTACCACTATAGCTACATGCGTAAGCCTCGTGATGACGGGAATGACCATAAACGAGTACTTGAACGAATGTGGTGGGATCAATACACCGAAGATTGTGAAATTTGCAAGGACCCGTTAACAAAGTTAACTGATGAGGACAACAGCAATGACCACTAGACCATTGACTTTTGGTATGGACGTTGAGTTCTTACTGCTTATGAAGCGTAAGAACAGGGCAGTTCCTGCCTGTGGTTTGTTCGGAGGTACCAAGAAGAATCCAATTCAAGTACCATTTGAAGATAACGGCATCATGATGCAGGAAGATGGTGCGTGTCTTGAACTTAACTGCCCGCCCTGTAATACAGTCGGTGAATGGGCGATGATGGCGCGCCGTCTTGGATCTGCTGCCAAGAGATTGGCGGATGAAAAAGGACTACGTGTTAGTCGAGCATCTGACGAATTGTTTTCTCACATTCCGTACAAGAAAAAGTATGCACGCATGTTTGTAGTTGGGTGTGACCCAGACTTTGATGCCTTCCGTGAAGGACAACAACGTAGGGTGTTTGATATAGAGGAGTTCAATAACCTAAGGTTTGCTGGTGGGCATATCCACGTAGGCTACGACACTTCTGAACTGGACCCTACATTGTTTGCTCGGGCAATGGCGTACTACCTAATGCACCTGCATAACCAGTTCAATCACAGGTTCAGATATTATGGGTACCCTGGGATATTTCGTCCTAAGCCATACGGGGTAGAGTACCGCAGCTTGGATAACACATTTTGTTTGCACGACTACACTCTTATCGAAGTAGCTGCTGGACTTGATCGTATGCGGCACGATTGGGAGCACAATCGTCAAACGTTTATTAACAACGCCATAAATGTGGAGCGTAGATATGCGCCTGAAACCTACGTGTGATGTAGAATCTATTGAGGACTTTCGCAAGTACTATCTATCCGGGTATGTAACCTTGAGAGATAGTGACAAAGTTTGTCTTGTCCATGAAGTAACTAGTGCCAATGGTGGACAGGTTATTCTACGTGAGGTGGACATTACTACTCCGGGAGGAGGTGGGTACATTCTACTAGATTGGGCTGGAGTTAGACGTAGTATTGTCTTCGGTAAAGTACCGGGGGGTATGGTAGATCTTGGGGGTAAGGTAGTATACATATGGGAATCCAACAACAGGCAAAGCCACCGAGGATTCTTCCCTCGTATATGGAGGGTTAATACGATAGGAGGTAGATTAGATCCTGATGTACAGGTAATGATGGAAACCTCTCGGGTAGGCGCTGATGAGAGATACGCATGGTGTACTTATCATCGTACCTTTACCCCGATTCAGAACTATAACCCTACTAATGGTAGGGCAATAGCGATATCCACTTTATGGGCATTAGCCCCACATCCAGAGACTGGAACCCATGTTTTGTACCGACGTAACGATCCGGTAGGCCACTACTTCCCAGAGAAACGACACGTAGTACTTGGTCCTTCCGAATACAAGAAATACGCGATTACACTTTCTTACCTGCTAGGAGTAACATGCAATGAGCGAGCAGCCTAGTCTGTTAAAGAATGACCCACATCTGCGTGGGTGGTACCCTGTAATGCCTCAATATAAGTTTGAAGCTTTTGGGGTATTGCCTAGTAGTCCCGGTGCTTTACTTGGGATAGAACTAGAGTACGAGGGTACAAAATCCTCTCCAAGATATCTACGTGAGAGTTACCCAAAAATCTTTGAATGGTGGGTAATAGGATCAGACGGTAGTCTACGTGGTGAGGACGCATGTGAAATTAGATCATCCGTCCCTATGAGTGTAGCCCATGTGGAATACTGTTTACCCCAGTTACTTGAGCTATCCAGCAAGTGGCAAGTGAATAAGCGTACTGGACTGCATGTTCATCTTGATGTCGGGCATATGACTCAAGATAACTTAGTTAAATTGCTGTGTTTGTACGGACTGCTAGAACCTGCTGTCTTTACAGCAGCGGGGGATGAGCGAAGTGCTAATCCATTTTCTGTTCCGTGGTATAAAGACGCCTATGCTAGTAAATTGGTAGCTACTATTTGTGGTGGGGGAGATGCAGTTTGGAATTCCATAAACTTGGGTGGGAAGTACTCAGCACTTAACTTCCGCCCCATCTTGGAATATGGTACGGTTGAGTTTCGGCATATGAAGAATACTCATAACGTATCCCACATCTTTGGGTGGATCAGCATGATTCTCCATATGCGTAACGCCGCTATGTCCAAAGAGTTTGGGGAAGTCTTTGCTAATACTCTTGAGACTAGAAATTACCGCAGGTTACTAGCCTGGGTATACGGGGGCGACGGTAATATCTGGGGTAGACTCCTCTACCCAGATCTAGAGGAGGAGATAGATATTCTAACTTGGGAGTTAGCACGTGAATACTATTATGCTGTACTCCCCAACACATTCCTTAAGCTAGTTAACAAGAAAAGGAGAGCACGTAAACCTAAACCTAACATATTTGGTATAGATGTAGAGGAGGTGCAACGAGCATTGGACAATAGAGAAGCTGATTTGAGGCAAGCTCAGTTTGAGCCTATGCCGCCTGAATTTGATGATGTTGCTAACGGAGGTAACTAATAGATGTGTGGTATTATTGGGTTCGCACAACAGTCAATCCCAGCATCTGGTGGGTGGCGTGACAAGGACCAGCAACTGAAGATGTTTGTAGAGCAGATGCTTTACATGGATGCATTGAGGGGGCCGCATGCTACCGGAGTTATGCGGGTAGATCACAAGCAAAAGAATGAGAATGCCTTTATATACAAGAGGGCACTGCATGCTTATGACTTCTTGCTTCAGCCAGCTATGGACTGGCTAACTAAGAACTTGACAGACGCTTCTTTGTTTGTTGGCCACAACAGATTCGCTACTCAAGGAGGAGTCAGGGCTGATAAGAACGCTCACCCATTTAATTCTGGTAATGTGTCTTTAGTACACAACGGGCACATTAATAATGGGTTTAGTTTGACTACGGATAATACAGTCTTTGAAGTTGACTCAGCTTATATTGCCCATGCTCTAAGTCAAGTTGAACCAACTGAGGCTACGTCTGTCCTTGCAAAACTTAACGGAGCGTATGCTTTGGTATGGCATGACTCTCGTGATAACACAGTTAACATTGCCCGTAATAAGGACCGGCCACTTTACTGGATCAACCTTGGCAATAACGAGCACAAGATGTGGCAAGGCATTGTCTTTGCGTCGGAGATGGAGATGCTTGCTACTGTATGCTGGCGAACAGGACTGGCAGTACACGGAGACTTCATGTACCCACGACAACATGTCTTGTATAAATTTAAGTTAGATGAGGTACCTAAATACACCTCCACTGAATACACCCCCGTGCAGGAGGTCGGGGCTTCCCGCCCTTTTCAGCAAACCCATATCGTTGGCTATGGGGGGACGACTAACACAAACTCGGGGTCCCAATTATCCGGCAAAGAAAGAAAATGGAAGCAACGACTTGAGCACGCAACCAGTCTCATATTCGACCGCCCAGTGGAGTTCATTCCTACCAAGTGGGTGGCTTACAAAAATCAAAGAGGTCTTGGGGCTGCATACGGAACCACCCCCTCCGAGAAAGAATACGATATCGAAATAGCAGCGGTTACTAAGAATCAATTTAACTTGATTAAAGACTGTAGCTACCGGCTCTGGGTACGTCCCAAGAATATAGTTACAGGTCACCACGGTAAGCGCGCTATTAGGGCAGAGTTCTGTCAAGACATCAAGCGATGGGAGGAGGCTAGACTTAAAAATCAAGAGCAAGAACAGAAACAAAAGGACCAAGAGATTCCCCCATCAAGGGTGTTCGTATGTGGTCCGGGAGGTAGGTATATCCCGGAGTCTGAGTTCACTAAGTTAACAAGTAAAGGCTGTTCTAATTGTGGTTCTAACATAAGTTCGGATGACGCATCTCAGATTGTTTGGGCGGGAGATACAAAAGATTCCCCGATATGCCCATCTTGCGCAGAAGATTTATTCCCATCACGTTATTCAATTAGGAGCATGTTGCAATAATGAAAGCACGAGTAGCAGTATATGGTACCCTGAGAGAGGGTGAGTACAACCATCATATCCTAGTTAAAAGTGGAGCAACTTTACTTGGGTCTACTTTCATTCCAGGATATTTGATGCTCAGTCTAGGAATGTTCCCTGGCATTGTCCCTTGTAAACGGGATGATTGGGAGGTGTACGTTGAAATTTATGAAGTAGATTCCCCTACTCTTGATAAACTAGATAAACTTGAAGGTGTGGGTAATGACTTCTATGATCGGGTAAAGGTAGATACTATCCTGTTTGGTAAAGTATTCTTG